AAAGCGGACGCGATGATGGTTGGCTCGATCGCCAAATGGGCGCGACCTGGTATGCACATTTTCGGCAGCGGTTTCATTCGCCAGGCAGATGAAGTTTGCAAAAATGCGAACTGGCACTGGGTGCGCGGTCCGTTGTCTCGCCAAAAGATCATTGATGCTGGCGGTACATGCCCAGAGATTTATGGCGACGCGGCGTTTTTGCTTCCCGAAATCTTGGATGGAATATCGCAAATTCACGATATTGGAATCGTTCCGCATCATGTGGATTTCGATGACGTGAAGAAAGCGCATCCAGACTCTTTGGTGATTGATTTGCTGAATCCGGACGTTCGGAAAGTCACAGAACAGATCACAAGTTGCAGGGCCATCATTTCATCCAGTTTGCACGGTTTGATCGTTGCTCATGCATACGGCATACCGGCTGCTTGGGTGAAGTTCTCCGATCGCTTGCACGGCGACGGTCTGAAGTTTGCGGACCACTTCGCATCGATCGGATTGGATACGGTATTGTCGGACCTCGACGATCCGCAGTTCACAGTGGGACAAGTTGATACAAAACCAATGAGAGAGATTTTGGAATCATGCTGCCGTTGATCATTTCATTTTATACGCCGGATTGGACCTATCCGGAGCACGCCAAGCGATTAAAGAAAGAGTGCGACAATCTGGGTCTGGAATCACGGATCGAAGAACGTGAGTCGCGTGGCGGGTATCTGCAGAACACGTGCATCAAGCCGGAGTTCATCCGCGACATGCTGCACGAAGAGAAACGCCCGGTGCTTTGGATCGATGTGGATGGATCGATTTACAAGCGACCCACGTTCTTTGATTCATTGGACGCAGACTTTGCGGCGAAAAGGATGGATAAAAGCCGCAAACGCGCTTGGCATGTTGGCACGATGTGGTTCGATTACAATCCACTGGTGCTTGATTTCGTGGATCAATGGATCGAAATCACTGGCGAACTGTCGGATGAGTCATCGCTTGAGGCGACGTGGAATCATTTTCCATCATTAAAAATTTCCGATATTCCAGATGAATACTTTAGAATTGAACATAGGCGCAAAGCTCCGCCGGCTGGTACAGTGATCATGCACCGGCTTAGTGAATCAGACAGTAAGCGTCAGCAGGCGCATCTGTTTAGCGGTGATCGAGCGCAATCAAGGAGGCCATAATGGCAGTTGAAACAGATATTGAACGCCTGGTGTTGCTCAACGACTTTGGTATTTCAGTCGAGCTTGGCGGAACAGACATCATTGCGATCTTTGAAAACGACTACAATCCAGTGGATGCCGGCGGCGAAGTTCAGTTCAGCATTCAGCAAGCGATGATCTTATGTCGCACGTCGGATGCCAGTGGCGCAGCCGAAGGCACAACTGCGGTGATTAACGGAAGCAATTACGTGGTCACGGACATTCAGCCAGATGGCCAGGGCATGACAATGCTGGTCTTGGAGGCGCAATAATGGCACACGTCAGAAAGACGATCCGCGAATACTTTGGCACGCAGTTGACCGGTCTGACGACCACTGGAACGAACGTGTTTGAATCTCACGTGTATCCGATGCAAGCAGCCAAACTTCCGGCGGTCATCATCTACACGACCAGCGAAGAATCGAACGAAGACGCATTCGGAACAAAGCGGATGCAGAATCGCCTGGTCGATGTGAACGTCGAAGGCTATGTGCGAGCGATTTCGAACTTCGACGACACGCTTGATCAGATCGCGGTCGAAGTCGAAGAAGCCATTTTGGACGATCCGAAACTTGGCGGACTCGCAGTCAACACAGAACTAACCGGAACCGAAGCGACTTACTCTGGCGACTCTGAGCAGCCAGTTGGTACTATTCGCTTGACCTTTCAAGTACAATATCGTACAGAGTCGGGGCAACCCGAAACCGCCATCTGAGGAGGCTTTACAATGGCAACGCACACAGCGGCATCAGGAGTAATCAAGGTCGGCTCAAATTCAGTCGCCGAAATTACTGGATACTCTATCGAGTACACAAGCGACGTGGTTGAAGATTCAGTAATTGGAGACGCAGCACGTACTTATAAATCAACGCTCAAGCAGTTCACTGCTTCACTGGATGCGTTCTGGGACGAGACTGACACCAATGGTCAGTTGGCGTTGGACGTTGGAACTGAAGTCACTTTCTCGATCTATCCTGAAGGTGAAGATTCTGGTTCAACGTACTACACCGGTTCTGGAATCATCACTGGTCGCACGATCTCAACGTCAGTTGGGGAAATGATCACTGCGAACTTCACACTCCAGGGCAACGGCGACCTGACTGAGACAACTGTATGAGTCTAGCTGACACACTTTTGGAGTGGAGTGACAGCCGCAAAGCGTTCACGTGGCGCGGTCAAACTCTGTATGCCGGTGCGGTGACAGTGAGCGATCTTCAGCACATCCTGAAAAAGCATCCGAACGTGATGAACGGAACGGACTTAGCTGGGATGGTTGAGGTCATCATTCGCAAGGTTGAAGACGAAAAGGGTGAGCGTGTTTTCACTCTTGAGCACAAGCCGAAGTTGATGCGGATGCCAGTTGGTGACGTTGCTGATCTGTTCAATCAGGTATTCAGTGGGATTGAAACCCCAGAGGATGCCGAAAAAAACTAACTGACGGGGGTTTGCTTTGGCAGACCTATGCCTTGGCGGACCTCCGTGGATGCTCGCTTCAGGAAGTGGAGCGAATGAGTGTCACTGAGTTCAATCGGTGGTTCGCGTATTACGAGATGAAGCACAATGGCAACAAAGACAGATCACAAAATAGTTCTAAGCGCACAAGATAAAACCAAGTCTGCGCTTTCGTCTGTCCGTCGTTCGATGGGTAATCTCAAAAATGCGATCTTTAATGTTCAGAATGCACTGGGCGTTTTGGCGGGTGGAGCCGGTTTTGGCTTGCTTGCCAAAAATGCATTGGCCAGTGTGGACTCTTTGGCGAAAGTATCCGCCAAGCTGGGCATTACCACTGAAGCACTTGCCGGTTTCCGGTTCGCTGCAGAACTCAGTGGCGTGGCTTCCAACACGCTTGATATGGCATTGCAGCGTTTCACCCGGCGTCTTGCTGAAGCATCAAACGGAACGGGTGAAGCCAAGGATGCGTTGAAAGAATTGAACCTGGACGCAGCCGCGCTCCAGAAACTGCCACTTGATCAACAAATGCTGATCGTGGCGGATGCATTCCAAAAGGTCACCAATCAATCCGATAAGGTGCGTTTGGCATTTAAGCTCTTCGATTCCGAAGGCGTTGGCTTGATCAACACATTGGAAGGCGGATCGGCTGCACTGATTCAAACACAACAAGAAGCACAGCGTCTTGGGCTTGCGATCGACAACACTCGCGCATCAGCAGTTGAAAGATTCAACGACTCGATGCTATCGCTTCGTGCGTCAATTCAAGGTGCTTTCATTCAGGCAATGGGTGAAGCGGCCCCGCAGTTGACGAAGATTTCACAGCAACTTCAGGACGTTCTTGTACCGGCGGTCAAGGGACTGATCGCTGGCTTTTCTTGGTTCTTGGATAACCTGAACACGATCACCAAAGCGGTCCGGTTTTTCGTCATTGCGTTCGCAGTCAATAAGCTGATTGATTTCACCAACGGAATGGTTGGCGTGATCCGAAACATGATCGTGATCGGTAAGGTGTCAAAGATTTCTGGACGCGCATTGTTGCGCTCATTCGGTGGCCCGATCTTGGCGGTTGGTATCGCATTGGCGGATGTGACCGGTGCGCTTGATGGCCTGCTTGAAAAGTTTGGCATGATGGACACGGCGTTACCTGGTGTGACGCAAGCGATTGATGATGCCAAGTCGAGCACGTCCGATCTACATGATGAGTTCATTCTGACCGTCAGTGCTGGGGGCCAAGCAGCCGAAAGTTTTGCGCGTGTTTCTGATTCTGTAAAAGAAGCCAGCAAGTCGATGCAGCAGTTCAACCAGAGCGCACTTCGCACGGTTGAAGATGGTCTGGTCGATGTGGCCACAGGTACTGCATCAGCAGCCGATGCGTTCCGTTCGATGGCGAATAGCATCATCCGTGATCTGATCCGGATGCAGATTCAGCAGAGCATTATGGGTCCATTGTCGAGCGCATTGGGGTCATTGACCGGTGTGACTTATGGCACGAATCCGGGATCACAGCAGTCACGCATGTTGGCTGCACAAGATGTCGGACTTCGCGCAATGGGCGGACCCGTCACACGAAACAAGCCATACATCGTCGGTGAGCGCGGACCCGAACTGTTCGTCCCGAATGGATCAGGCAACGTCGTATCGAACGGCGATATGGCTGGCGGCGGAGTCACGGTCAATCAAACAATCAATCTGTCCACTGGCGTCCAGCAGACTGTACGCACTGAAGTGATGCAGATGCTTCCGCAGATCGCTGAAGCGTCGAAGTCTGCAGTGCTTGATGCACGTCGCCGTGGCGGATCATTTGCGAAAGCCTTTGGAGCATAACGATGGCAGAAACCTATCCACTGGCACTTCCAACACACACAGGTATCGCGCAGATTCGTTTGCTTGCACGGGATGTGGTGGGCGTATCGACTTCGCCGTTCAACCTAAAGCAGCAAGTCTTTCGTCATCCTGGGCAACGCTGGGAGGCGGACATCACATTGCCGCCAATGAAGCGCGAAGATGCTGAACAATGGGCGACTTTCCTGCTTCGTCTGCGTGGCCAGTACGGCACATTTTTGCTGGGTGACCCATCGGCATCGACGCCACGCGGATCAGCGGCCACTGCGCCCGGAACGCCACGAGTAAATGGTGCGGATCAGACCGGTGATGAACTGGACATTGATGGCATTCCAACGTCTGGCGGAGATTATCTAAAAGCCGGCGACTACATCCAGTTGGGATCGGGCGCGACTGCGACGCTGCACAAGGTGCTTGAAGACGTGTCGATCGATGGATCAGGCGAGGCCACTTTGAATTTATGGCCGAAAGTACGCACTGCGCCAGCAGATGATGCGAGCATCACGGTCAGTGGTGCACAAGGCGTTTTCCGATTGGCGGCCAACGAAGTGAACTGGGACATCAACCAGGCGACTGTGTTTGGCATCACGTTTGGTGCAGTTGAGGCGTTGTCGTGAGATCGTCTCCATCTGAGTTCAACGAGAGTTCACTTGAACCATTCGTGGCGATCGACCTGGCGTTGGATTCCGGCAGCGTTCGTCTTTGGAATGGTTATACAGATTTGGATATAGGCGGCGACACGTTCGTCGGTTCCGGCTCATTCCTGAGCGTGTCATCGGTTGAAGAAACCGCTGAGATTGCAGCGCGTGGCATCACGATGACGCTTTCTGGAATGGATGCGTCACTGATCTCGCTTGCACTGGCGGAGAACTATCAGAACCGTGCAGCCAGAGTGTATCTGGGCGCGATCCAATCCAACGGCACGATCCAAAGCTATCAAGTATTTGGCGGTCGATTGGACGTGATGACCATCGAAGAGTCTGGCGACACGGCGACTATTTCAGTGACTGCAGAAAACCGATTGATTGATCTGGAGCGTCCACGTGTACGCCGGTTCACATCTGAAGATCAAAAAGCGTTATTCCCTGGTGACTTAGGTTTGGATTTTGTAAATGACCTCCAAGACAAAACATTGGATTGGGGCAAATCGACGTAGCGATTGGCCTGAACAATTACATGCCCTGATCGATTTCAATTTCGAAACCCCATTCCAGTGGGGCACTTTCGACTGTTCGCAGTTCTGCATCAAAGCAGAGCAAGCAATGTATGACGACACACGCTGGCGTGATCTGATTGGCGGATACAAAACACAGCGTGGCGCGAATGGTCGCATCAAACGCGCCGGCGCGGATTCACTTTGGGGATTGATTGATACCCGTATGGAACGCTTGGACTCTGTTAAACTTGCAAGGCGTGGTGATTGGATCGGCCACTACACAGAAGAGGGTGAGTCACTTGGAATTTGTTTGGGTAGTGATTTTGTCTGCGTACATATGGATCGCGGTTTGGTGGTTCTCCCGATGACCGAAGCCGTAGTTGCTTGGAGAGGATAAATGGGCGGTAGTGTCGGAAAGATCGTCAAAACAGCGGTGATCGGTGCGGCTATCGCCACGGGCGTCGGTGTTGCACTAGGCACAGTCGCGTTCACCACTGCAGCGGTCGGTTCTGCATTTATGACTGCGTTTGCCACGCAGGCCGTTCTGGGTGCGATCGGAAACGCGCTCGCGCCAAAACCTGAGAACTTCACATCCGCCAACGAGCTTCGCGGTCGAACCGTGATGACGAAGCAGGCGATTTCTCCACGCGATGTCGTGTATGGCGAAGTGAAGAAATCCGGCACGATCGTGTTTCTTGAAACGACCAACGACAACCAGGACTTACACGTGTGCGTGACTTTGGCGGCACACGAAGTCAACGCAGTCAAAGACGTGTTCTTCAACGAAGCAAAAGTGCGTGACGCCGATCTGAGCGATGGCGTCGAAGTCAGTGCAGATTCTGGTACGACTCCAGACTATTCAGGCACGGCTTCAATCACGGCGCACTTCG